TAAAACAGTAGCCCCAGAAGATTGAGCTTCTTTAAGTGCTGATGTTAGTTGTGAAGTATAATCAATTGGTTGTACTTGTGACCCAGTTTGCTGTTGTCTTTCAGCATTAAGTTGTTGTCCGTAATTTTCTATTTTAACATTTTCTGTATTAATTTCAGGATTAGGTACAGATTGTGGAGGTAAATTATTCTGAATAGGAGTAGCAGAGGGATTAGATGGTGCTGATGGTAATTGGTCTATACTAGTAGTACCTGAAGACATTATTATATATAAATTTTTTATATATAATAAGCTTACGCATTTTATTTGTTAATCTCTAAAATTTGTTTATTAGGATTACAAGTAGTATGTTTTTCATTATAATTGTAACACTTATCATTATAAGAGAAAACTTTATTTTTAACTTTTGTGATAGAAGGCGCATGAAATACTAAACAGTTTCTGTTTTTACAAGATTCTCTAAATAAAGTTGCGATACCAAATCCTAAAATAATTGATAATATAATTTTACCTTTACTACTATTTATAAGAGTTTTAAGTGATGGAGTCTTCATATATATAATATTTATATATTAAATATTAAATATTAGAATCCTTCTTGTATAGGAATTGTATGAATTTTAGTTTTATCATCTGGACAAGAGACTTCTTTAGCATCAAATTCAAAACAATTACCTATATCATCTTTATATTGAATATTATCAATATTATCAGGTGTAGGATAAACATAAATAATAGTTGCTGGAGATTGATTAATATAGACAAAAAATAGACCAATTGCTAAACTAATAAAAAAAACTTTAAAATCAATAAAGTTTGTTATCATTATATTATATAAATAAAATTTTAAACAGAAAATGTAATAACTTTATTTTCAGTACCAGGTTGAACTATTTCTAAATCAGATAAAGTATAAGGTTTTTGAACAAGTTTATGTATCAACATATTATTATCTTTATAATGTTCAACTTCTTGTATTTTGTATTTTAAAGCTTGAAGTTCTTTATTAATAGTTACAATAGTATTAACATAGAGTTCAACAGCATCTTTTATAAAAGATTCTTGACCAGACTCTTTATAATTTTTTATATTATCTTTAAAAATTTTTATGTTTGAATCAAATTTATTGTTTAATGCATTTATTTTTGGAATATTTTCTGAATTATAAATAGTTTTAATATATTTACTACTATTATCTTGATATTCTTTAATAATTTTTACTAAATCTACTTTCAGTTTTTCAAATTCGGTTAAAGTAGTTTCTTGATTTTTAAATCCAAATAAAAAATTTAGTTTAGTATTAATAATACTATTTTTATTACTATTTATGTTATTATTTTGGTTTGATATAATATTTATTATATTATTATATTTTGCTCTCTCTAATTTAATATCTAGTTTACAAGGAGTATCTTGATTACCACATTTTGCTAGTAGCATTGTATTATCTTCTTCAAAAATAGTACCTCCTGATTTACCACATACAATACATTTTCGTTTTATTTCAGCATATTTTACTTTTTTTTCTTCAGGAGAGAGATTTTTTTCATAAATCTCTTTGATTTGTTTATTAATATTATTATTATATTGACCTTTTAATTTATAGTAGGTAGAAATAGCATTATCAAAAGTAATAGTACCTTTAGTAAGTGTTTTTTTAGACATTATATAATCTAAATATATTAAATATTTAAATATTTAGATTGATAATTAATTGTCTAAAACATTAAATTAATGGTAAGTCAGTAATTAAATTTTGATTTTCTTTTCTTTTTTCATAAGAAATTTTATGTAACTTTTCAAATAAATATTGTTTTTTTTGGTTGTCTTTTATCTTAATTTCTTCTTTACTTGGTTTACCCTTATATTTATAATATAGTAATAGAGAAACTACTCCAACAAATAATAAGAATAACAAAATATTAACTATAACAGTTATATATTTGTTTTTAAATTGTCTAACTTCTTTTAATGAATTTTTAATATAAAATTTTGTTGTAAATTCTGTTAAAAGCGGTTTTGAATATTCCATTAATAAAATAAATAATTAAAAAAATTTATAGTTATTATCTATAAATGTCTCAATCAAAAAATTTACCAAGTCCTAATATTGGATTATTATTATTTGGTGTAATAACTATAGGTTACTTTGTTATTCAATATAAAACCGAAGAAAAACATAGTGCTATAGCTACAATTACATATTTTATTCTATTATTTATATTTCAGTTTGGAGCAAATGTTAATACTACAAAAACTTTATGTGGAGAAACTCATGTTAAAACTGCATTTTTCTACACTATGTTTCCTTGGATTTTTATTTTTGGCATATTAAATTTAATGTTATTATTATTTCCTGGGTGGTTAAGTCCATTTTCTAATACATTTGGATATATAGTAATTAGTACAGTAGGTAAATTAAATAGTATATTAGGAGAAGTTTTAAAATCTAAAGAACAGACACAAGATAGTGAGTTATCACAAACTTTAGGGAAAATTTATGATAATCCATCATTATTAATAAATGAAATACCAAATGCATCAGTTGGATATGAAGAATTTTGGAAAAAATTAAAATCTGGTGGATTACTAAGTAGTAAAGCAGATCAATATTATGATAAATTACAACAATTAGTGAGATTGAAATTTCTTGTTTCTAAATTTGTCTGGTTTGGATTAACTGGGGCATTAACAATTGTTACTTCATATAATTATATAGTTCAAGCACAATGTAGTAGTAGCGTTAAAGAGATGGAGAGACGTCATAGTGAATATCAACAAATGGTTAAAGATAATAGTGAAAAAGATGTAGAACCAAGAATATATTTAGATCATGGTCACTAATTATCTTAAAATACATAAAACCATCATATAAATCATTATTGCTAAAATTATAACAAACAACCATATTGGAATTATTGTTGAATTACGTTTACCTAGACCAAAATGTCTAATAGAACCATCTTTAGTAAATAAAAAAGCTGGCTTCATAACCATAAAAACAATATAAATAATTAAAAAAATAGATATGGTTGTTCCAATTATATGATTTTTTATAAATAACTTATACATTATATATTTATAGGATTTATTTTTATTGTTTTAAAATTAAAATAAATCAGGAATTTTAAAAATCATCATCATATTCTTCATAAACTTCATCATGTTCATCTTCACCACCATAATCGTCTAAAGAGTATGCTTCCCTTTCTATTTCGTCTGATATTTGTTGTTCTAAATCATATTCATCAGCATATATATTTTTATTCATATCAGATATACCGGTTTTAACAGCAAGTTTTTTATCACGTATTTGTTCTTGTTCCGCTTGCTCACGTTCTTCATCATATGTCTCTTGAACATATTGTGTGAGTCCCTTTTGTAAACCTTTACTCCATTTTTCAAGTTTTTGATTTTTAAATATGTTTTCAACTTCTCTCTCTTCATCAGTTAATCCTTTTAAATAATCAGTGATATCTTTTTTCTCTCTCTCTTTAGATATTAATATCTTATCTATTATACTATCTTTATTGTAATCAATATTCTTTTTATGTGTACATATTATCTCCATAATAACATAAAGATATTTTGCAACACTTTGCATTTTTTCTACTCTAGCACCAGCAATAGTTGCTTGTGCAATATATGTTTGAGCTGAAATCTCTGGCACAGGTATCTCTGGTTCATCTGATGGTTTTACCATACTTTCAGCTACTTCTTCTTCAGCTTCTTTAGGTGTCTCTTCTTTAACTGTTAATACTTCTGCGGGTCTAGCAAATTGTTGTGTTAATTTACTTAAATCTATATAAATTTCAAGAGTTTTTAAAAAATAGTATTTATATAAAAATAATACTAATCTAGTATCAAATACTGATGCTGTAGTATCGGAACCAACAGTTATTGATGCAAAAAATGGTGTAGTTTCACTTAATTTTAATAAATTTTTTGATTTAGATTGGACGACACGTAATATATCAGTTAATTCAGGATCATCATACATTGGTTTTAGGTTTTTGTAATAATTATTTATAATTTCACTAATATCATTCTCGTGTCGTCTAGACAGATTCCAGTGTTTTGGTATCTTACTATCTTGATAATTTATTTTATTTAAAATAATGTTAGGAAAAACAATACTAGCATTTCTTAGTATATTTTTGATAAAGTTTATAGTTTTAAATGTAGTTTCATCTTCAGAATTGATAAGGATATTATCTCCTATTTCTAAAAATTTAGTAATATTATCTAGACAAGTAGAGATTGTTGCAAATTTACTTTTTGATAATCCTGCATTTGATTTAATAAATAAATTTATTTTCTCTAATAGTTTACTATTTTCAGAATCTAAAAAGTTTTTAATTTTTCTACTAGAACCGGTTGCACTATCATCTCTAAGTGAGTATTGGTCAAGTAAGTCTTTTAGATCTACTACTAATTGACTAGATATATATTCATCAGGAGTCTCTTCGAGATTATTTAAGACATCAGTAAAATTTTGGACTACATTAGGATATTTTAATGTTAAATTAATAGTAACAATATTTTTCAAATTAACAATAGTTAATAATTGCTGAAATAGTTCTTCACTATAATTAATACCATCTTTTTTTAGTATATCAATTTGCTCACTAATAGATTGTGTCTGTTGAATTAAATGAGAAGAGAGACCACAAGCATCTTGTATATCACTGTCTAAATTGAGTGTTTTATTTTTACAAAAAACTATAAACGCCTGATAAATAGTATCAGTTGAAAATGTTTTTGATAATTCAGGATAATAATATCTTGAATCTCTTGGATCAAAAAGTATTGGTGCCTTGGATGCACTATACACATCTTGTAAAATATCTGATAAACTAATAACAATATTGTTACTTTGTATCAATGATGAATCAATTTCTGTAAAATATTTATGGATATCTGTACTAGTTGAATCACAACAAGTATTTTCAAGAAAAACAACACCAGATTTACTATTAATTAAAGGAGATTGTTTTTCTATAACTTTTTTAATATTTTCTTGAATAGATAAACCAAATTTTATTATTTTTGACTTAATTACATTAATTTGATCTTGTTGCATGTAACTTCCAGCTTTGATATTTCTAGCGAGAGAACTAGTAAATCCTTCAGCAAGTGGATATGCTTTTACAGTAAATGGTAATAATGGTGGAAAAAATCCTTGTAATTTATCAATAACTAATAAATCTAATTTAATATCTTTTCTTTTAGTTTTATTATATTGGCGTTTTTCAGCAATTTTAAGTTTAACAGATGGATTTTTTAAAGGACTATTTTTACCATCTAGTAAATTTTTTATTTGTAATATAATCTTCTCTTCTTTAAGATTGTAAATAGATGACCAAGGATATTCATTATTTCTCATTTTTCTAGCAATACAAGCTATGTATGTAATTGCTGCCATATCATCTCCAAAAATAGGATAACCTTCAAACGCTTTAACACAGTTAGGGAAAGTTTTTCTAGTTTCAATACTTGGAATATTAGTCTGTATAGCAATAGATATAAAAATAAATGTAAGTATTATTAATGGTCTACCGACTTGGTCTTCATAGCTAGCAATTGTTTTTTTTGCTTTAGCTGCGGCTGTAGTCATTTTCTGGTATTGTTGTTGTGTTGGTGCAAGTTGTTTATGTAATAAAATGACATTGTCAATAATAAAATTATATTGATCTTTAATATTAATTCCCATTCCACTACTACCAGTTATAGCAGTAATTATATTAGAAACTAATCTAGCTTCACTACTTAATACTTTTTCCTTAGATTTAGATTCATCATCTGCTAATTCTAATACATGATCTCCAAGATCTTTTTCTATTTTCTCTCTAGTTTTGAGTTTGAACCCTTCTTCTGTAAATCCCTCTTCAGTATCAAATTCTATTTTTTTAATAAAATATCCACTATGCTTATCAACAAATGAATCGCCATCATCACTAATAGTTCCTTGATTAGTTGCAATAAGATCTAATTCATATAGATAGTCTCCGCCAGAAATATATTTGTTAGCTAAAGTACTAATAAATAATGGCAATAACTTAGTACTTGTTTTAATACAATATAACCAATATTGATCTTCGTATTCAAAAGAAGGTCGTGTAAATAGCATAACAAATTTTTGTATAAAGTGTTGGCGTTTAACAAAATCATCTTGACCAAGTATAATATCTCGTAAATTTTCATAAGGAGATGTTACTGCTAATTCTGGTTCGTCATCTAATAAGTCAGCGATATTTCTTTTAAGTGTATCATACTTGTAAAAATTAGTTAACTTATAACGTTTTAACAATTTAATTCTTATGATACTCTTTTCTAATACTAAATCAATTTCTTTTCGTATTTTTTCAGCCTGTTTATCATATGTATTATCAAATTCTTTATATATTTGTTGTAGTACAGTTTCATTTAGATTAGATTCAGCAATAGTGAATGTATTACAACCATTATCATCAGAAATACATTGATTTTGTAAATTACAAAATAATTTATTATCTTTAATTTCTACATTAGTTCCTAGATCTTTTATAATCCAAACACTGTCTTGTCTAATAAAATATTGAGGTTCTTGATCTATAATAGAGAGTAAAGCAAAATCACCATTTTCGACAAGTGTTTGTCGATTAATTATATTATCTGCTTCTAACCTGGCCTTTTCTGCGCTTATAGATTTATTTTCAACTAGTTTATCGGCTAATATTTGTAATAGTTCTTCTTTCGGTAAACTTTTTTGTTCACTAGTTAATTTATCTATAAACTTATAATCAGTTTTGTCATATTCTGAGTCTACATAAATATCTTTACCGTTATCTGATTCGAGATATTCAAGTGTATTATATTTTTTAGTAATAGTTTTGCAATCATTTGTTTCTCTATTTTTATTTGCAATAGACTGTTCATATTTTTTAACAAATTCTTCTAGAAGATTATCAGTTTGTAAATCTAAATTAATTCTAACAAGTGCGATTGTAAATAATTCACCGTTGTCAATATTATATATTTTTGTAAATAGTTCATTATCAGTAAAAGTAGGTTCTAAATTATATGATTCCATAACAATAGTGCTTAGAGCAGAATTTTTTTCTAGAATTTTAAACCATTTACTAGGTAATTGTTTAGTATAGTTTTTAGAAGAAAAACTATTGTAAGATCTGATATTATTGGCAAGACGACTTTTATAGTTAGTAATATTACTAGTAATAAAATCGGCCAGTTTTTCAAATAGATTAAAATTAACATCAGGAAAATATATATGGAAAAGCTCTAATTGCTTAACAATAGAATAAATAGACAACATGTTGGTGGATAAATTTTTAACAATATTAAAACATTGGATATTATTAGGAATTACTTTATTAAGAAATTTTTCATATGTATCAATATTAGTAGAATCATTGTATAAACTTTCATCTAGAAAATATTGTTGTATATTATTAAATATTTTTTTCTTCATTTGATTGAGAATGTCGACATCTTCTTCTAATTCAGAAGTAGGAGCAATTTCATTGATAAGAGAATCAATAGTGATTGTTTCAGATATTTGAGTATTATTATTAATAAATTTCCAATAATATAAATAATCAGTATTTAATATTGACTTTTCAAGTATATTAGTTGTAGGTAGGTTAATTTTAGAATATAAAAGAAAAGGTAAAGTAAGTATAATAACAGAGTTAAGTGTAATAGTGTCAGGCTTAGCTAACTCGTATTTTTCCGGTAAATATTTTAAAGATTTTGTATATGTTTCAAATAAGAATTTTTTACGATTAACAATTTCAATATCTTTTCCAATTTCTGCTACCAAAGATTCATTGTTATCTTGATTATTAACAATAGATAATATATTTGTATCTACTTGATGTGATATAATACTATTAGTAGGATCAAGTGTTTCATCAAATGGAGTATAAAGATCATTAAGTTTATTTATATAATTATAGTAGTTATTATCATCAGTAATTTGTTGTCCTTTTAAAAAAGAAGCAAAAAGATCGTGTTCTTCTTCTAGTGTAGTGCCTAAATTTAAGTTATTA